GTTGGTACGATAATATGCCTTACAGCCGTGACCAAATATTTACCTGAATAAAATTTATCCATTTCTTTTCCATTTGCCATTGGCTTTAAAGATGGTAATTGAATATTCACCGTTCTACCTGCCGTTATCGAAGCATTTCCCGGTACTGTAGCTTTAATAATTGTATAATTGGCCAAAGCAATTTGAGCCGTTCTGGTTGGAATAAATGTTTCAACAAAAATGTCCTTGGCGACTCCCGCTTCTTTATCTTTAATATATGGCACGCTCTGCTGATTAGAATTTCCAAAAAGTACTTTTATTGTTCCATCATAATTTTCATTAGAATTGTTACCAAATCTATTTTTTAATGTATTTGAAGGACTATTTGAATTTAAAGTTTTTGCCTGTGGTTTAAATTTATCATAGTTAAATGTTGTGGTTTTGTATTTTCGTGTTAGAGGATCAATTGTTATTACTTTATTTGCAAATGTTCCAGAACTAATTTCTTCTAATGCATCAAAAGGTTTTACAATTTCATAATTTAATATACTCATAAATTTTTCTTGTGTACTTTCCACATTTTCAGGTAAATTTTGCATTTGATATTTGTATGTTCCAAATACAGGATCAGTATACATTGATTGTAACGACCTAAAATTGTAACCGTTCTGTGTTTCAAAGAATAACATATCAGCACCAACATAATTCAATGGTCTGGCATAAGTTGATAACCAAGAGATTGCTTCAAGTGGTTTTAAACGGGGTATAATAAAGTCATAAACACCTTTGGTTTTTTCAATTACTTGCACTCTTTCTTTTTTTATTTTCAATTGTTCATATACTATATTTTCAATAATCTTATAAATGTATTCTCCTTTATAAGATTTACTAATTTTAATTTGTTCCGACAAAAGTAATTCTTCTGAACAGAAATACAAGGTATAAAATTCAGTATTTAAATTACCTGCTGGCACTCTTGGTCCAATTTTGTATACTCGAAACTTTTGTACATTTTCACTTGGATCATTTTTGATTTTACTGAATACAACCTCAATATATTCATTACCAGTTAACTGTAATAACTCAATAAAACCTTGTGAATCGGTTACTGTAATATACCCAGAAGAAACAAAATTGTAGATATCTTCATAATATGAAAACTCACCTAAAATTCTTTTCAATTCTATTCGTTGACCATTGGCAGTCAAAAAATTTAAAGTTTTTAAATTATAATCTTGGGGATAGTATAAACCAGGCGATTCAGCCCCATCAGGAAAAGATACAATTTCAGCCATATTATGTTGTCAACAATTGTTTAAATTGTTCTTCAAATTGGTTAACGTAAATTGAATTTAAAATTTTAATGTTTCTTTTTGATTCATTCAAATCCAATTCATAGTCGTAGATACTGACTGCATTACGTTCTGTGGTTATTGTTACGGGTCCAGTAGGTAAAGTATACGTTGCTGTTTGAGTGATAGGCAAACCATTGTAAACATTTTCATCAATTCTAACTCTATTAACTGTGGTCGTTTGAGTATCAACATCATATTGTGTTATAACTTTTTCATAATATTCTACTTCAGAATATATATTTGTTGAAGGATATTTGTCTGCAAGATATTGCTCAAACACTCTAGAAGTCATTGGCCAATCCCATTGAGGATCTAATAATTCATTTGCAAACAATACAATCCAATAACGATATGAATCACCATAGTATTTGTGTGCAATAATTTCTGGTGTATCACCTTCTTGTATATCATAGGAATAATAAATCAATGGATCTTTAAGTATTTCTGGTATAATACTTACACGAGCCAATAAATTAGTATAGACTGAAGCCACGCCGTTTTGTGTATAAACAACTTTTGGTAAAGTATCAAAATATTGCATTTTTAATATCCTTGAGCAATTTTCTTCTGGTCAATAAGTTCAATCTCTCTAAAATTCATTGTTAGTGTTGTTTGTACAGGCGCACCATCTGTGTGTGCTGCCCATCCATTAGGCGCATAATTAACATCAATACTTTCAATAACACTTTCCGCCACTCTAGAAATACCAGTATTTGTTTTGCCGTTGTATAAAAAGTCAATATTAAATGTGCTAGGAGGAATAAAAAACATACCAAAGGCCGCATCTGTTATTCTTGGCAATGCAGCTTCTTTAAATTCTCTAATTATCTTTTTAACATCTTCTGCTTCTTGTTGAGAATATGGTGTAAATGTAAACGCTAATTGATATGTTCTAAAATCAATGGTATCGAACAACAACTGATTTAATGGATTTAAGGCTAAACCTTGAGTTGCTAAAGCTAATCGAGTAATATCAGATTGAATAGCTGCTGTTACAACTTTTTGGGCTGTTGCACTTGGAATTGCTTTGATTAATGTATTTCTTAATCCCAAATTATTATATTGTGGTGTATATTGAAAATTTACTGTGTCTGGCATATATAGAGCTATTGTTGCGCCTTGCCGTGTTTTTCTTTTTGTAAGACTTAAATTTATATTATTATTTTTGATAATTTCATTACCAACAGTTTTTAAATCTTCCCATGCTTGATTACCTGCTTGTAAAATTTCGGAGCTTCCACCAGATTTTATTTTTTCAAAAACGTTACCAATCGAATTGCTTAAATTTTTTGTATTTGGACCATTTCCATATGATATTGGCTGAATCTCATTAATTGTAAATTTAACAGCGTGGCCTTTAGTTGATGAACCTAAATCTCTAGGATATTGATAGTTTGCTATTTTATATTTACTGTCAAACAAAGCACCCAAAGGACCTTTTGTTGCAGTACCGGGTATGGTTACACCGCCAATTGAGGTTGGAATTGAAATGATGGCCATTGATTTCTCTTTTTAGATTGAATATACATATTTATATGGCTTACCAAGGAATATTCAGACCAAAGAACCCTAAAAAATATATTGGGGATTCAAATAACATTGTGTATCGCTCATCGTGGGAGTGTCGGATAATGTCATGGTTCGACCAGAATGATGACATTATATCATGGGCAAGTGAAGAATTGATTGTACCTTATAAATCTCCAGTAGATAACCGCTTTCATCGTTACTTTCCAGATTTCATAGTAAAAGTTAAAACCAGAACTGGAACTGTGAAAACGTTGATGATAGAAGTTAAGCCAAAGAAACAAACCGTACCACCAGAACCAAGAAAACGAATCACTAAACAATACATAACTGAAGTTACGACATATGGTGTCAATCAGGCCAAATGGAAGGCCGCACAAGAATACTGTTTGGACCGTGGTTGGGAGTTCAAAATAATGACTGAAGAACATTTGGGACTGTAACTAAATACCTCAATGGAATCTAAACTTACACTATTAGCCAAAGAGCGGTCATCTTCAGAAATGAAAGTGATGTCCAAGCAATCATTAGATTGGCTGGCACAGAAGATTGCTCAACTAAAAGGAACAGCAAGCATACCAATCGGCATGAGCCGTGAAAAGTTTAGGCAAGTAAATGATTTTAGATTGGGTAAACTATATTGTTTTTATTACGATCCAAAAGGTAAAGAAGATTTGCCATACTATGACCGTTTTCCAATGGTATTGGCAATCGAGAAGTATAATGATGGTTTTCTAGGCCTAAACCTTCATTATTTGCCATTTAATTATCGGATGGCATTTTTAGGTAAACTACTTAAATTTGCGGTCCAAGGCGAACCAGGAGAAATTGACAGGTTGAGAGTCACCTATGATATTTTAGTCGCCTCCAGGCGCCTTAAAGAGTTTCGGCCTTGTATTAAACGTTATCTTTCTGGTCATATCCAGTCAAAGATACTTGCCATCCAACCTAATGAATGGGATATTGCCGCTTTTCTGCCATTACAGCAGTTCAGAGGTGCCAAATCTCAACAAGTGTGGCAAGAATCATTAGAACAAATAAGGAACTAAAATGGCAGGTAGCATTAGCGAATTTAAATCAAGTTTTCGTGGTGACCTAGCACGACCAAACAAATTTGATGTCAATGTTAATATTCCATTGGTATTAATACCATATGTCGCTGGTGCAAGGTCATTAAATTTTCGTTGCGAGAATGCTCAATTACCTGGTAGAACACTTGCCACTACAGAACAAAAAACATATGGACCAATTGAAAAGTTTCCATATTTAAATACCTATAATGACATTGATTTAACATTTATTGTTGATGATGACATGCAACAAAAGATATTATTTGATGCTTGGTTAAACTTTATTAATCCATTGTACAATAATAATATTCGTTATAAACAAGAATATGCAACCATATTGACAATTAATCAATATGATGTAACCAATAAAGTATCATATTCTATTAATTTGTATGACGCTTTTCCCATTTCACTAAATCAAATGGATTTAGATTGGAGTGGAGATGGTTATCATAAACTAGGAGTGACTTTTGCCTATACCTACTGGCAAAACAATTCTCTACAATCGCTTGGTATGCAGTTTGTCGATGCGGGTATTGCTGCAGTATCAAGCATTTTAAATGGCGGAACAGAACCAACACAGTTTGGCATAAGTCCTCCAGACCAATCAGCATCTTTTAGTGCTGAAGCTTTACGAGAAAGAACTACAAATTTAATATGATTATATAAGGAGTTATTATGGCTTTACCAAAACTTGATGTACCAATCTATGAACTTGAATTGCCTTTATCTAAAAAGAAAATTCGTTATCGTCCTTTTCTCGTAAAAGAACAGAAGAATTTACTAATGGCTATCGAATCTTCTGATTCAAATACTGTGCAACAAAGTGTTCGGGATATTTTAAATAATTGTACAATTACTGATGATGTTGATATTGATAAACTACCAATTATTGATATTGAATACTATTTTATTAATCTGAGAGCCAAATCTGTAGGAGAAGTGGTTGAATCAAAATACAGGTGTAAT